GGACCCATACCCGCCATGCTCCGAATTATCGAGGAAGTCCAGCCTGAATACTGTTTTTTTGAGAACGTCGGCGCCTGGGTCACAGGTGGACATTTTCAGTCCGTCCGGGAACGACTATCAGACATGGGTTACAAATGCGCGGAACCGCTCTTTCTGGGTGCGAAAGACGTTGGCGCGCCGCATCGGCGGGAACGGGTGTGGGTGTTGGCCTACCGCGACCGTGACCAGTCAATCTCAAACGGCGGAGAACCCGACGCCGGGACAGACAGGGGGCACGACACTGAGCGGGGCGGCGGAGAACTGGCCCATTCCACGGACCCATATGACTCGCAACACGAAAACCGACCGGGGAAAATGCAACCTAGAAGAGAAGATTCATACTTGGCCGACACCCCGCAGCGAGGACAGCGAATCGACGGGGGCGCACCGGGGAGTACCGGATACGCTGAACAGCGCGGCGGGGATCACGACGCCTTCCCGCCCACCACAAACGACGCCGACGCCTGGGCCTACATCCTCGATCAATGGCCCGAGCTCGCGCCGGCGATTGAATCCGATGTTCGTGACCTGGCTGATGGGACTCCCGATCGGATGGCCTTCCGTAACGATCAACTCCGATGCCTCGGAAACGCTGTCGTCCCTCTGGTGGCGGCTGTCGCGTTCGATGTTCTGCTGGCTGAGGTGGTGACGCGATGCCAACGCCCATGACCGCACGGCGAGGCGAGCACGTCGACCTGCGCGAGATTCGCCCGCCCGATGACGTGGACTGCCTGCTGATGGCTTGGGCACTGTGGCGGCGACCCGGGGCGATATTCAAGAGCCTGTGCGGTCAGCGCCGCGAGTCGATATTCGGCGCGATCCAGCGTCAGAACGTCCGGCAGATCCGCCCGGGCGTCTGGCGGGCCGATGAGGATTTGATGGATGCCGTGGAGCGAATCATCGCGTGGCTGCCGCCCAAGCATCGCGCGGTTTTGCTGATCCACTACACGGCGCCGCGATCGTGGTCCGTGGATCGTAAACGGCGTAAATTACACTTACAGATCAACGACTACTACGGGGCGCTGGACGATGCAAAGGGCGCTTTCGGCTGCTGGATAGATTGGGCGCGCATCCTCAAGGCTTGACAAACGGCGATTTTTTCGCGCAAAATCCGCTATACTTTTCCGATAGGTGACCAAAACGCCTATCAAGAGCCCGCCGGCAGGTCTGCCGAGCGGGTTTTTTAATGCCTGGGCTAGGCGGAGGTTTCGACATGGTGCGGTACTGGCTGTCTGCCATCCTCGTTATGTTTTCGGCGCAGGCGGGAGCCTGCATATCGTCCATCGTCACGACGGTTGATGACATTGTGGTGACGCGTGGCGGGGTGGTGTATTCGATCACCTACGCGGACATTCAGGGTAATCCTGGCACCGGCCAGCATCCGCAACGCACGGTCGACCGAATGCAGGAATTGTTAGACCAGCGCATCACCTTGGCAAGTTTACCGCTTGATGATCCAGATCGGGGTGAAGATCCGGCGTTGCCAAACTTTTTCCACGGTGACGCCAATGGCAAAAAGGTGGCGCTCTCGTCGCACATCATCGCCCGACCCTGTGAGGTTGTGAGTGCGACTTGGGATTCGGCGCAGGGGTATATCTGGCAGTTCAGGGTTCCGCAGTAACGCCGATGGCTATCCAGTTGGTGTACCCGCCATCCGATACGCACGCCGGGGGTGTGCGTGTTGACGGGGTGGATTGGATGGTGTTGTGGACGCAGTTGACCGGCAACATTCAGCAGAAGATCAACAAGGCCATCGACTTTTTACAAGATGCCGTAGACCAACTTCAAGTCCGGGACGATCTGCCGACGGACGATCCGGACCGTACGACTGATCCGGCGTTACCCAACTATTATTTCTGGGAGCGTCTGCAGGGGACGTGGTACGTCGTGACTCGGGTCGCATTGATAACCGGGATCGTTCACGACCAGACTGAAAGCGGCGATCTGTTGTATTGGAATACGACAATCCAGGGACCGGACGTACTACCCGCACTCGGCGGGGGCGGTGATGCGGATAAGCCGATTCTGAGCATCGAGCAAAAGCGGACGTACTGATGACGGTTTCGCTTGTCAATTTCGATGGGTGCGGAATGGGTGACCTTTCGCGTTGCACCCGTACTAATGGATCGCCGACAGCAGTTACGACGCCGACCCCGCAATACGATGATTATTGTTATGAACTTGATATTAACGATTTTGTCGTTTTTGATATGTCGGCAGTGGGGACGCCGGTCGGATGGAAAGTTAGCTTCTGGATACGGTTCGAGGGCACAAGCACATCCACCACGAAAGCCTTTATTGTCGGCAATAGCGGGGACATCATAACAGATGATGGCAGTATAGGTTTCCGCACTGTTTCTGACACGTTGACTTTGGTCGATGAAACCGGGAGCGATATACACACAGGACCATCTATCAGCGCCGATACGTGGTACTTTGTTGAATTATATTTCGTTGAAAGTGCGACGGGCGCTTACGGTTTCCGCGTGAACGGCGGGACGGAATACACCGGGACAGGGGACTTCTCGACGGGAACGACGCCCGATGAAGTGCGATTTCGTGGGCGCGGTCTTAATCATCACGTAAACAGCTTCGCCGCCTGGGAAGCCGAGTCTGGTGACACGCTCGACTTCACAACCGGCATTGACGGGGAGTGCGGAGTCAAGACCTATCAACCGGGGACGGGCTCGACGCAGAATACTGTTTTCGGTGGCGGAATAGATCAAGGAAGCGTCGCGGATTTAGATGACCGCCCTTGGACTGTGGAGGCAACGCCGGTTGGCATCACAATAGCAGGGCAAGCAAACGAAGGGTGGGACTGTGACGCGACTTCGGGCAATCAGTATAACGGGCCGAGTGGTGACAGCGACATAGGGACAATCGAAGCCGCCATGTCGATGATGTGGGCGAAGCGCGGCAATGGATCGGGTACGACTCACTACATCATGGTCGGACGTTCCGGCGCCGCTATGAGCGTATACGCAAAAACCCTAACCACTGCGTATGCGTTATTTACACAGATCAACACTGCGGGCGAAACACCATCGACCAGCCAATACTCGGCGGTTGGGTTGCAGAAAGACAGCGGCGGACGGGAAATATTAGTCGGGGATTTAGGCTGCTCGATTCTGTTTGCGGCTCCTGCTGCGGCTGCGGCGCCGTTCTTGCCGTACCATGCACGTCAACCCGATGTGCGACGCTTAATGTGAGGAATAAATTGTGGGACGAATGGTAGTAGGCGCATTTTCAGCGGCTGCGCTCGGCACCGATGCAGATATGGACATCTGGCAAGTCGTGGCCGGCGCGAACGATAAATTGAAACTGCACTATTTCGAGATTTCAACGAGCGCAATAGCAGCGGCGGCACTGAATTTGCAGCTCGTGCGGCGCTCGACGACGGGAACCGGGACAGCCGTTACCGAAGAAAATTTGGACGAGGCCGACGGCGCCATCACTGCGGCAATGGTCACGATCGTTGCGGCGCCCGGTACGCTGGATACGACACTGGCCGCGTGGCAGTACGAGCAGCTTGGATCTCTGATCTATCAACCGACGCCGGAGATCATGCCAGTCGTTCAAGAGGGCGGGCGGATCGCGCTACATCTCAGTACGTCCGCTGCAAGCGAAACCTGCAATGGCTACGTGGTGTGGGAAGAATTGTAAGTTGTGAGGCATACGTGGCGTAGACCGTCCTTTATCCCCTGGGCGGGGAAAGGACTTGCTGCGCCTATGTGGCCTCCCGTCGGGGGCGACATATCGATCAGTGGCAACCTGGAGAGTCTAGACGTTACGACCTTCGCCACTACGATCAACATTCAAAAGATGGTCAGCGGCGCCCTGGAATCGATTGCAGTTACTGAATTACAGACTGACCAGAATCTGAATAAACTGGTATCCGGTACGTTGGAAAGCGTCGCCGTGACGGAGGCGGCGGCTGACATCAACGCCAAGACGCTGATCAGCGGCAACCTAGAATCAGTCGCGGTTTCTGAATTACCGGCCGGGGTCAACGCCAAGACGTTGATCAGCGGCGCCCTGGAATCGATTGCAGTTACGGGGAACGCGGCAGATCAGAGGCTCGGCAAGCTAGTATCCGCCGCCCTAGAATCGTTGTTAGTCACCGGAAACGCATCGGTTCAGAGGCTCGGCAAGGTGGTATCGGCGGTCCTGGAATCGGTCGCGGTTACAGCTATCCAAGCCGATCAGAATCTAAACAAGGCGGTATCCGGCGCGCTGGAAAGCATCGCCGTGACGGAAAGCGCGGCCACGGTCCTAGCCAATATGATCATCAATGCGGCGCTTGAGTCGCTGGCGGTCACCGAGAGCGCAGCGGATCAGAATCTAAACAAGCTGGTCTCGGGCTCGATCGAGTCGATTGCGGTTACAGAAAGCGCGGTCACCGTTACCCTTAGCAAGTCGGTTGATGGGGCGCTTGAGTCGATCGCGATCACGGAATCGCTGGCGACGGTCACGACTGGCGATAACACACTGATTAACGCGGGGCTTGAGTCGATCACCGTGACGGAAAGCGCGGCTACGCAAACACTGAGCAAGGCGGTCGTAGCGGTGCTGGAGAGCATCGGCGTGACCGGGGGCCAGTCTACCCCGGGCCTGAGCAAGTCGGTCGCGGCATTATTAGAGAGCATCGGTGTCTCGACTTTCGGCGTCGATCAGGATCTATCGAAGATTGTATCCGCTGCCGTGGAATCGATCGCGGTTACGGAATCTGCGGCGACGCAGACGTTGGCGAAGCAGATTGTGGCGGCGCTGGAATCGATCACAGTGACGGAAAGCATCGCGACGGTCACGACAGGCGATAACACGTTGATCAACGCTGCGCTGGAATCGGTCGCGGTCACAGAATCGCAGGCGGACATCACGCGCAACGTGGCGGTTACGACGTCATTGGAAACGATAGCGGTGACGTCTGCGGTATGTGCGGTGACGCTGGCGAAGGTCTTATCCGCCGCCCTGGAATCGCTTGACGTTACGACGTCCGGTGGCACGATCACGAAGAGCAAGACCGTCTCGACGGTGCTGGAAAGCCTGACGATCACCGAATACCAGGCCACCGTGAATGCGGCGATTCAGATACAAGCGGTCCTGGAGACGATCGGCGTTAGCGCGCAGGGTGCCACCGTGCGGCTGAATAAGGTGGTTCTCGCGCTGGCCGAAAGCCTTGGGATCACATCGCAGCAGGCGGCTATCGCACTGCACAAGGCGATCGTTGCGACGCTGGAGAGTATCGGGGTCACCGCAAACGCGGTCATTTTCGCAGAGATACAGGCGGTTTTAATTACGCTCGAAGGGATATTCAACATCGCGCGATCAGCGGATGGTGTGTATCAAATACAATCGGACCTCGAAGGGGTCCATAAAACAAGTTTCTCAATAACCGGACTATGGGGTGAAGGATAATGGCACAAGGCGACGTAATTTGGTTCGATCAGGCGATGGTCGACGTTCAACTGAAACTGCACGATCTGGATACGGACGTGCTCAAGATCGGGTTCGTGGACAGCGTGACGACACCGACGACAGCGACGGCTGATCCGCGATGGGGCGCGGGTGGGACTGTGAATTTCTCGACGAACGAGGTCTCGGAAACGTCCGGGAACTACACGGCGGGCGGCGAGACGATTGCCACGCCCACCGTAACGCTATCGGCCGGCGCGGCAGTGCTGGACGCGGCGGATCTCACAACCATAGCGCAGCATGCGAGCAATCCGACCGCGGCGCGATGGGGGATCGCGTATAACAGCACCGACGCGGGTAAGCGATGCCTGTTCTCGGTCGATTTCGGCGCGGACACGGATATGACTAACGGCGATTTCGACCTTGCATGGAATATAAGCGGAATTACCTCAACGGATCAGGTGTAGCAGTTATGAATCAAGCAACGATCGGAGCATCAAGCCGCGACCAGAAGATCGCACGCCACATCGGGCGTTGCGGGCGCCTAATGCAAAGTATGGAGGCTCGGGAGGCCCGAAAAGCGGACCCGAACTTTACCTTGCACAGCGACGCCGTGCTCGACGAACGCAATGCCCAGGAGGCGGCTGAATGCCGGCGACTGTCTGTCGAGTTGGTCGCGTTACTTGCGGAAGGTGCCGTGACCGACAAGGTGCGGGACGAGATCAATGCCGTATTCGGTGACAAGCTGGACAAGATCGCGGCCAGTATCGACGAGGCGCTGAGTGGCTGAAACGACCATCCATCAGGGTCAGGACGTGGTTTTGACGATGACCGTCTATGAGGACGCAGCCAAAACAACGGTCAAAGACCTGACCGGCGCCACAATCGAGTACCGCGTTGGGGACAAGTCCAATGCTCATCGCCATCTATCGGTCACTAGCGTGGCGAGCGCGGCCGGGAGTGTGACTGCCATCACGGACGATACGGGCGGCATTCTGACGGTGACACTCAAGGCCGCTGATATGGGCCTGCCGGCGAAAACCTACGACCATCAAGTGCGCGTGACAGACGCCGCCGGCAATCTCGATGTCGTGTACGATGACCGGCTCACGTTTACAGCGGCGATACCATAACAACGAGATCCGGATAACCGGACGGAGAACAGCATGGCAACATTGACGGTAGTGACAGCAATCGAGACGGGCGTGGATTTGACCTACGGAGCGTGCGCGGCGGGTGGTGACGAGTTCGCTAATGATGGCGATACGATACTCCTTGTTAAGAACGCGTCCGGGGGCGATGTCGACGTGACGATTACCGCTCAGACTACGACCGGTACGTTACCCGGGATGGGCTCGGTCACGAAGGCCAATGCGGTGTGGACGGTGAACGCCGCGGAAGATTCGGTGCTCGGACCGTTCTCCACAACCGCGTTCAACAATGCGAACGGGCGCGTGGAGGTGGGCTGGGAGAGCACGACCAGCGTGACGTGCGTGGCTGTGCAGGTGGATAAGGCGTCCTGATTGGTCGCTACCGTATCCATACGTGCAGACGTAAAAGCGGTACGGCGTGACCTGTCTCGGCTGCACAAGAAAGAGGTCCCGGGGGCGATCAAATCCACGGTCAACAATTTGGCGTTCGGGCTAGGTGGTAAGCGCGGATCGCCTGGGGAATACACAAAGGCCATAGATAAATACCTGCATCGCCCGACGACATACACAAAGCGGGCGTTTAAGGTGTCGAAGCAGGCATCACCTACGAGCCTAACGGCAATCGTGGAGATACAGCCCGACCAGTGGAAGTATCTGCAATACCAAGTAGAGGGCGGCACAGCATCGGAACTCAAGCCATCGCCCGATAACGTCAAGGTCAATGCGGCAGGCAATATCGCGCGCACTGGCTTGAAGCGCAAGGGCATGTTCTACAAATCCTTTCACGGTAGGGAGGGTGGCGTGTTCAAGCTGGTAGGCGGCAAGAAGTCGAAGCGGATGGTGGCGCAGGCGTGGTGGAATACCGGACGCAGTTATACCAAGCGCTTCCCATTTCATAGGGTGGGTACGGAGTATGTACGCAAGAACTTTAAGGGTGCGTTCGATGAGGCGATGCGCCATGTCCTGAATAAGCGACGGTGAGCAGGTAACGGTGATGATGGTCTACGACACCGCGATACCTGTGGCTTCGGTGCGGTGGTTCAAGCTGCGCGCGTATCCAGTTGGCAGCGCGTGGGGCTATGTTCACTTCGGGTTCGGTGATCGGGTGATGTCCTTCAGGGTGCCGATGAGGTACGGGCAGATGATACGCGAGAGCTTTATGAACAGCACAAAGGGAATGGGACAACGCCCCACTTCCACGGCGAAAACGGGGAGAAAACGGACGACGATCCCCACTACCAGGCCGAGAAACGTGGGCGCGGGTCCTCTCTCAAGTCGAAATCGCAGGTAGTTCGCGAGTGCGATTTTTTTTTACCCACAAAATTTTCTAGAGGGGGTGCGGCGAGTAGCGCCGCCCCACTTACGGGCGAATATGGGCTAAATATTGGGCGGACGCCCCACATTCGCAAAATGCAAAAGTGGGGCGCCATCCCGTAAATTGAGGGCATGAATGAAGCGACTGACGCAGCAGCAGTTCGCCGACGCAGTAGGAACGACCCGGCAAACTATCGCCGAGCACTGCCGCAAGGGGATTATGGATCTTTCCCTCGGGTTTGACGAGTGTTTGTTGAGGTATTGCGCACATATTCGGGCGATTGCAGCAGGCCGTGGGGCGGATTACGGAGAACTTGACCTGACCGCGGAGCGTGCGCGACTGGCAAAGGAGCAAGCCGACCGGGCAGAAATGGAGAATGCCATCCGACGCGGGGAGCAAGTGAACGTCGAAGCGGTGCAAGACCTGTGGACGGTGGTGTTGACGAACGTCAAGGCGCGTCTATTGGGTATCCCGACGAAGGCGGCGCCGGAATTGGATGGAACAATACAGCAGAAACGAGCAGTCCTCGACGCGCAGATCCGGGAAGCGCTCGAAGAACTATCGACTGGCCCGGACGCTTGGCGCGCTGAGTCGTTGCGCCGCCTTGGCATTGCGGCCACCGCCGAGTCTGACGGTGAGTCAATGGGCGGAAACGGAAAGGTACCTAAGTCCCGAAAGCAGCGCGGAGCCGGGAAGGTGGCGAAACACTAGAACGCCATATCTGGTCGCGCCGATGGACGCGCTCGGGCCGTCCGATCCGTGCGAGCTGGTGGTGTTGAAGTTCAGCAGCCAGATCGGCAAGACCGAAGTGATGAATAACGCGGTGGGGTTCGTGATCTCTTACGATCCGGGGCCGATCCTGATTGTGCAACCGAGCGCGAAGCCGATGGGCGAAGCGTGGAGCAAGGACCGACTCGCCCCGATGCTGCGCGACACGCCGGTATTGAAGGGGTTGGTGAAGGCGTCGGACAAGCGGGACAGCGGAAACACGATTCTGCACAAGACCTTCCCGGGCGGACACGTCAGCGTCGCGGGCAGTAATAGTCCGGCGGGTCTGGCCTCTCGACCGATCAGGTATGTCTTTTTCGATGAGTTGGATCGTTTCGAGACGACGCGCGAAGGTGACCCGGTGCGACTGGCCGAGAAGCGGTCGCGGGCATTCTGGAACCGGAAGATACTGAAAGTGTCGAGCCCGACCTATGAAGACGACGGCATCGACGCGGAGTACAAGCGCTGCGATCAGCAATACGAGTGGCAGTTGCAATGCCTGCATTGCGAGTCGCGGCAGTTCCCGAAGTTCAAGCATTTCGTGTGGGACGAAGGGGACCCGGGGACGGTGCGATATGCCTGTGAGCATTGCGGCGCAGCGCATGAATCGAGCGATGAATCCCGCGTCAAACGGACTGGTTTATGGATCTGCGTCCGGAATGACGGGATACTGAGCAAGGCTTTCTGGTGCAACCAGTGGGCGTCGCCGTTCGCGTCCTGGGCGGATACGGTGCGCGAGTTCCTGGCGTCGAAGGACGATCCCGAACAGCTCCGGACGGTCATCAATACGGCGTTCGCGGAGACGTGGACCGAGCCGGGGGAGTCGATCGACGGTCACTGGTTGATGGAGCGCCGCGAAAAGTACCCGGTGGAGATGCCGGGTGGTGTGGTGGTGACCTTCGGGGCCGACGTACAGGCCGACCGCATCGAGCTTGAGGTGGTGTCGTGGGGTGTGGGCGAAGAGTCGTGGAGTCTGGACTACCAGATATTCGAGGGTGAGCCGACGCAGCGCGAGGTGTGGGATGAGGTGCACCGGTTCATTACCGAGACGCGCTACGAATCCCTTGAACGAAAGCACTCGATAACGGCCGGGTGTATCGACTCGGGGTACATGGCGAGCGTTGTGTACGATTGGGTGAAGGGCGCGCGGCACGCGCATCTGTGGGCGACAAAGGGCGTAGAAGGCCCGACGCGTCCGTTGATTGAGGGGCGGGATAAGCGGTCGTTGCGGTTACGCAAGCGCAGCCGGCAGGGGTACAAGCCGGAATTGATTGGGGTGGACGAGGGCAAGTCGGTCTTGTTTCGGCGGTTACTGATGACGAAGCCGGGGGCGGGATACTGTCACTTCCCGATCGCGCGGGACGAAGAGTACTTCGATCAGCTGACCGCGGAGCGGATGCAGCGGCGCATGGTGCGCGGTCATGCTGTCCGGGAATGGGTCAAGACTCGGCCGCGCAACGAGGCGCTGGATTGCCGGATCCTGGCGCACGCGGCGGTGCGGCTATTGAATCCGGACTATGAATCGCTGGCAAAACAGAAAGAGCAAAGAGCGGATGCAGATAAGATCGATAGTCCCTCGCGGTTACGCCGCCGTCAAAACTACGTGGGGTCGTGGGCGTGAGTAACTTATTCGATGCGACCAATTACCCGGAGGGGATTCCGGGCTATCTGGTCATTGGCGATCGGTGGGTGTGGAAGCGCACGGACCTCGGCGGGGACTATGACCCGGCGCTGTACACGTTGTCGTATTCGCTGCGCCGGTACGGGAGCGGGGACGAGGTTACCGTCACCGCGACGGCCAGTGGGACCGAGTATCTGGTTGCCGTCGCGTCGACGACGACGGACGATCACTACGCTGGCTGGTACGAGTGGCAGGCGTACATTACGCGGGACTCGGATTCGGAGCGGTTCACCGTCGATACCGGGCGCGTGGAACTGGTCACGAATCGAGACGCGAATCCGGACGATCCGCGTAATCACAATCGGCGGATGTTGGATCTGTTGACGACGGCGATCGAGGCGCTGGCGGCGAAAACGCACCGGTCATACTCGATCGGCGATCGCAGCATGACGTATACCGATCTGCCCGAATTGCGCGAGCAACGTGACCTATATGCGAGCCGGGTTGATGGTGATGAACGCGCGGAACGGGCTGCGCGAGGCGAGGGTGGCGGTCACAGGATACGAGTGCGGTTACATGGTTGAAGTCACCTACAAGAAGCGGCGCCCGACTCGCCAGGTGCTGACGCTGCCGGCGAAGCGCGAGTGGAAGTCGGCGAAATCGTCGTTGACTACGGCGGACTGGTTGCGTACTGGTACGACGATCGATTACGACCTACGCCACGGACTTGAAACACTACGCGCGCGCGCGCGGGTCGAGGCACAGAATAACGATCACGTCCGGCACTTTCTGCGGTTAGTGCGAACGAATGTGGTCGGGCCGCATGGGGTGCGGTTGCAGGGCCGGGTGCGTCGCCGCATAAATGGCGAACAGGACGCCAGGGCCAACAGTGCCATCGAGGAAGCGTGGACAAAGTGGGGCAAGCGTGGATCGGCAGACGTGACTGGCACGCGGTCATGGAAGGGGATTCAGCGCGAGGCGATCGAGACGGTGGCGCGCGACGGTGAGGCACTATGGCGCCGGGTGACGTGGGACAATGGATTCGGGTTCACCTTGCAGATGATGGACCCGGCGCGGCTCGATGTGTCCTACAACAAAGATTTGAAAGACGGGCGCGTGATCGTGATGGGCGTGGAGCTCGATCCATGGCGCCGTCCGGTCGGGTATCACTTTCTCGAAGATGATCGTGACGTGAACCGCGGGGCCTACGTCGTATCGACCAGCGAACGATTCCGGGTGCCGGCCGATGAAATGTACCACATGTACATGCCCGAGTTTGCGTATCAGACGCGCGGCGCACCGTGGCTTGCGACGGCGATGTTGCGGTTGCACATGCTGCGCGGGTACGAAGACGCGGAAGTGACGGCATCGCGCATCGGCGCGGCGAAGATGGGATTTTACGAACGCGAAGTCGGGGCCGGAAAGTACGTTGGGGACGCCGCGGACGCGGCCGGCAATCCGATACAGGATGCGCGCCCTGGCGAGTTTGAGATACTGCCGGAAGGGTGGAACTTTTCGGGGTGGAATCCTGACCATCCGAACGCGGCCTACAGTGATTTCGTGCGGGCGTGTCTGCGCTCGATCGCGTCGGGCCTGGGCGTGAACTACAACACCTTGGCGAATGACCTGGAGGGCGTGAACTACACGTCTCTACGTCATGGGATGCTCACCGAGCGCGACGTGTGGATGCTGGTTCAGGACTGGTTCGTTGAATCATTCTGTGAGCGGATCTACAACGACTGGCTGTTTTATGCGCTGGCTAGTAATGCGATCACGGACGCAGGCGGAAAGCCGTTGCCGCGTGGTCGGATCGATGACTTCCGGCGCGTGGTGTGGCAGCCGCGGCGTTGGGCGTGGGTTGATCCGTTGAAGGAATCACAAGCGCGGGGCATGGACTACGGTCTGCGGACGCGTTCGGTGTCCGACATGATCCGCGAAGATGGCCGCGATCCCGAGGAAGTATTTGCGGAGATCGCGTCCGAGAAGGAGACGATGGAAGCGCTGGGCATTGCGCCGATGGTGGGACAACAAGAACAACCGACAGGAGAGCCCGATGAACTTGATGGGAATGATGAGGCGGGACCGTGAAGTCGACCCGACGAAGCACGCCGACCGTACCGGTTATCTGAACGCGAGTACCACGCAGTATCGTGAGGCGTCGATTAAGCGCGAGCACGTCGAAGAGGAAACGCGCACGGTAGACATCGCCTTTTCGAGCGATGAGCCGATCCGTCGGCAGTTCTTCGGGGATGTGTGGGACGAAGTGCTCGCGCATGATAAGAGCACGCCAGACTTGTCACGCATGAATGACGGGGCGGCGCTGCTCATGGATCACAATGGCCGCGATCAGATCGGACGTGTGGAGCGCGCCTGGGTCGAGGGCGGTAAGGGGCGTGCGACTGTGCGATTCAGTAAGAGCGATCGCGCGCAAGAGATATTCCAGGATGTGTTGGACGGGATACGCAGCAAGATCAGCGTTGGGTATTCCATTCGCGCGTGGAAAGAAGTTGAGGGAAGGGCCGAAGGTGTTGACCAGATCCGGATCACGGATTGGGAGCCGCTTGAGGTGTCATTCGTAGCCGTGCCGGCGGATGCAAGCGTCGGTGTCGGGCGAGATCACAACAACAAGCAGGGGACTGCAATGTTAAAAGAGAAAGGCAAGCCCGAGGTAGACGAGCGGGCGGAAGGCACCGAGACGGTGACGGTGACGGTGGACGATCAAGTGTCCGGGGATGATAATAGCAAGGCGCGACTCGAAGCGGCCGAGGCGGCCGTGAAGCGTGCCGAGGAAGTCGAAGAGATCCGCTTGATCGGTGAAAAATTCGGCGAGCCGGAATTGGCGCGGGAGGTGATCGAGTTGGGCGGTAGTGAGGATGACCTGTGCAAGCAGATCCTCGCCAAGCGTAACAACGCCAAGCCGTTGCCGCAGACGGTGCCGTATGTCGATGTGCGTGAAAAGTACACCGGCAAGTTGCGTGGATTCCGTTCCGAGGAGGATGCTTACCGTGCCGGAAAGTGGGCGCGTGCGATGTTTCTCGGGGACCGCAAGGCGGCGACGTGGTGCGGTGAGCACGGTATGCGCGTGATGACTGAATCGGTGTTCACGAAGGGCGGCGCATTGGTGCCGACGGAGATGGAGAACGCCATCATCGATCTGCGTGAAGAGTACGGTGTGGCGCGGCAGCTCCTGAGGGTGGTCACGATGGGAAGTGATACCCTGACCGTTCCGCGACGTGCTGGCGGCGTGACCGCTTATTTCGTGGACGAACTGACCGCGATCACCGAGTCGGACAAGTCCTGGGACGACGTGAACCTTGTGGCACGCAAGATGGGGTGCCTGACTCGTTTCAGCACCGACTACGCCGAGGATGCGATCATCGACGTCGCGTCGGATCTCGCCGAAGAGTTCGCCTATTCCTTCGCGCTGAAGGAAGATCAGTGCATGATCGATGGCGACGGCACTAGCACGTATGGTGGTATCCGTGGGTTTCGGGATCGGCTGAAGGTCTCCGAGAGCCTGGCTGGCACGATCGAGGCGACGGCTGGCGACGATCAGTGGGCGGAGTACATCGCGGCCGATCTGGATACGGTGCGCGGTACTTTGCCGCTGTATGCGGCGGTCCGTGGCGGTGGTGCGAACTGGTTGTGCTCGAAGATCGCGAAGAATATCGTGTTCGACGGGATTACCCGGGCGGCCGGTGGCAATACGCAGGTGATGCTCGGCGGGCAACTGACCGACTCGTATCTCGGCGACCGGATCGTGGTCTCGCAGGCGATGCCGGCAGCGGCTACCGCATACGATGAAGTCGTGGTTATGCTGTACGGTAACTTCCCGCTGGCGGCAACGATGGGCGATCGGCGCGGATTCAGTGCGCGAGTGTTGACCGAGCGTTATGCCGAATACGACCAGCTGGCGATTCTCGGGACCACGCGATTCGATATTGTGGTGCATGACGTGGGCGACGCAACGAACGCGGGACCGGTTGTCGCATTAACTGGCAACACCAGCTAACCGGCCGAGACGTGAGTCGAGGGGGCGCCTTAGGGCGCCCTCGTCATTTTCAACAGGAGAAATAATAATGAGACCTTCCTTTAAATGCGACGTGGCGATCACGCCTGCATCCTTTACCAATGCGGCCACCGCGTCCGGCAACGTCGATACTCTCGGCTTCGACGCGATGACGCTGGACGTGTTTATGTCCACCAGTGACAGCACGTCGAACAATCCGTCGGTACTGAAACTGTCCGAGTCCGACGATACGGTTGTGACGAACTTCGCGGACATCACCGCGTTTGTGGGTGACACCGCGTTCACGATTCCGAATGCGGTCACCAGCGGCGACTGGGCGTACAAGTTCAACGTCGACCTGCGCGGCCGGAAACGCTATATCAAGACGAGTGTTTCGCCGACGACTACTCAGGTCATCGCGGCCGTTGCGAACCTGTACGTCGGGGACGAAGCGCCGGGTGATACCGCGGCGGGCGACATGAAGGGCGTCACCAGCGGATAACGGGCATGGGCGCGGCTAGGGGGTGACCCCGAACGCGGGGACTCCCTCTCTCCGTTGCCGCGTCCTTGCAAGAGGGACCAAGAGGGAAAGATATGCGGTTGAATCTGGGCTGTGGCGATCTGTTACTGGACGGGTATGTAAACCTTGACGGTAAGCGCGGAGACGAAATATATCCGCTGCTCGCGCCGGATGGGATGGTACTCTATCAAGAGGGCTCGGTAGACGAGATCCGCGCTTCGCACATACTGGAGCATTTCGGGCATCGGGAGATTCCGGATGTGCTGGCCGATTGGGTGCGGGCATTGAAGCCCGGAGGAAAGCTCAAGATCGCGGTACCGGACTTCGAGGCGATCAGTCGGGCGTACCTGTCCGGTGTGCAGATGCCGACCGAGGGGTTTGTGATGGGCGGGCAGGTGGACGAGCGCGACTTTCACAAAGCGATATTCGATATGGATTCGTTGCGGGATCTGATGCGCGCGGCGGGGCTGCGGTCGATCTGCAAATGGGAATCGGATGCGCCGGACTGTTCGAGTTACGCGATCTCGTTGAACCTGGAGGGGATCAAGCGGCGGCCGTTGACCAAGGAAGACGTCAAGGCGCTGAATGTATCGTGCGTGATGAGTGTGCCGCGCCTGGGGTTCATGGATAACTTCTTCTGCATGTTCCGGGCGCTGGCGCCGATGGGCATACCGTTCAAGAAATTGACCGGCGCGTTCTGGGGTCAATGCCTGGAACACGGTATGCAGACGTGCCTCGATGAGGGGCGCGAGTGGATCCTGACGGCGGATTATGATTCCGTATTCACGCAAGATGCGTTACGTGATCTGCTGGAGTTGGCGCGGGATACGGACGCAGACGCGCTTGTCCCGATTCAGGCGCACCGTACCAAGGCGACGCCGCTGATGACGATGTGCGATGAAGAGGGGATGCCGATGCGCTCGGCGCCGATCGATGCGTTTCATCCGGAAATCACGAAGGTGACGACGGCGCATTTCGGGCTGACGTTGATTCGGGCGTCGGCGCTGCGTGACATTCCTAATCCGTGGTTCTGGAGTCATCCGGGCGACGGGGGGAAGTGGGGCGATGGGCGCATTGATGATGATATTTCGTTTTGGCGCAAGTGGCGCGAATACGGTAAGACCTTATACCTGGCGAATCACGTCACAATAGGACATGCGGAATTGATGGTGCGCTGGCCTAGCAAGAACTTCCAGGCGATGTATCAACATCCGAGCGAATTTGAGAAATCCGGAAAGCCCGAGGGGGTATGGATATGATCACGAATTATGCGACCCGCGAGAGTGGCCCGACCTGGCCCGCGGTGAGGATTATCAAAGGATTGCCGGGGCATCCGTTGGGTGCGATCAGGAATCCGCGCCCGGAGTTGCGCGATCGGTGGTTGAAGATGGGGATCTGCGAGGTGGTCAAGAAACGCGGCCGGCCGAAGAAGAAAGCAGATGCCGCTGTCTGAGGATCTGGGCGTCTATTTCGATACGGACGACTTCGGCACTGCCGGGACATACACCGCGCCGAGCGCGTCCACATCGAGCACGGTTAACGGGATACTGGGCCTAGATTGGATAGACGTGAACGGGACCAGCACTTACGCGGTCACGTTTCGCTGCGCCGAATCGGACGTGTCCGGGAATCCGCGTGGTGGGTCGATGGTCGTTGATGGGACCACGTATTCCATTATCGACAAGCAACGCATCGACGATGGCGAAACGGTCACTTTGGTATTGCACGAATGAGTCACGTCCGCCAGCAGATCCGGGATCGCGTCGCCCAGATATTGACCGGGCTCACGACGACCGGCACCAGCGTCACGGCGTCGCGGGTGTTGCCGTATGACGTCGTGGACCTGCCGGCGCTGGCATTGAAGATCGAAACTGAAGAGCCTGTCGAGGAAACGCTCACCGATGACGATCACATGACCGTCGACATGGTGCTAGTGATTATGGCGCGTGCGTCGGGTACGAGCCTAGTCAACACGCTCGATACGATCCAGTCGGAAGTGCAAACGGCGATGGCGGGCGAACCGAAACTGAATGGCTTGGCGTCGTCCGTGGAGTGGGCCGGCGTTACGGATGACGAATTAGAAGACGAAGGGCAGGTGCAAATCGGAACGCGGGAGATCCGGTATCGCCTGATTACATCGTACAGTCTGAGAGATCCAACAGGGGTAGTAGCATGATAGATCGTGGTAAGCGTTGGTGTATGACGAGAGAGGGCAGGAAGGGCTGGACAGAGGTATGGGTGGAAGCGTACTCCGTGCCGCAACTGGAGGCGCAAGGCTGGGAGGTCAAGCAGAAGTATCCGCCGCCGAAGGCTGCGGTAGTTGCACAGGAAGTCGCGGCGGGCGAGGAATAACGAGAAGATCGGCATAAGCCGGCGAGGCTGAGGGGCGCCTTCGGGCGCCCTTCATTTATTTAATACGAGATCGGGGTTTACCCGGCGGGAGACGAAGATGGCAAAGCTGAACGGAAAAAACGGCGTCGTGAAAGTGGGCGCGAATGACGTAATCAATCTGCGCTCGTGGGGATTCGAGGAAACCGCCCCGACGATCGACGCGGGGGTATGCGGCGAGACGTTTGCGGATCAACGTGTCGGCATCCCGTCGAACTCGGGAACGATCGATGCGTTACTGGACCCGGCGGATACCGCGCAAGATGCGATGTCGTTGGGCGCGCAGATCACGCTCCAGATGTATCCGGACGGCGACGTGAGCACGGACACGTACTACGAAGTCACCGCGAATATCACATCGCGCGGAATCGCGCAGGATCGCGGGGACATGGTGTCGGTCGCGTTCGGCTGGGTCGGATCGTCTGCGATAACTGAAAATACGGTTTAATCACAACGGGCTGAAAGGCTGGAGGGAACTATGGCGCAACTGTCACCGGGTCGCGCTGACCTGAAAAACAAGATCAAGGAACACGCGGAGAAAGTACGCGAAGAACGGGGCCTGACGCCGGTTGAGGTTCCGGAGTGGGGGTGTACGCTATATTACGGCGTCATCAACATGCGGTCCAAGCTCAAGATATTTCGGTTGCAGCAGGAAGGCGATATTCACTCGCTGGCGCAGATTGTTGTTGAGTGCGCGCTGGACGAAAAGGGTCGGCGCGTATTTAACGGTCAATCGGATGTTGATTGGTTGATGTCCGATGAGGCCGATTCCGAGGTCGTGATCCGATTGTCGACGGAACTGGCGCCCGCGTTGAGTGGCAACGTCAGGTCAGTCGAAAAAAAATCAGAGAGCGCGGATTCGAGTGGGAGCGATACTATCTCGCCGACCGATTGAATCTGGCGCTCGCGCAGATCGATGACATGACCGTTGACGAATACACCGGATGGATTGTGTATCTGAATATGCAGGCCGAAGAACAAGAATCCGCACGACGCCGGGGACGATAGCCCGCGATGCCAATAAATAAAGCCGAACTAGAGATCAGCGCGAAGAACGCGACCAAGCGCGCCTTCGATGAGGTTGATCGTTCGCTCGGCGGGCTGGCGACGAAAGCGGGGGATGTAGGAAAGGTCATTGCTGCGTCTATGGCGGTTGCCGGCACGGCGTTAGTCTTGATGACGAAGCGCGCCTTGGATACGGCGGACGCGATCGGGAAGGGTGCGGATCAGGCAGGCATCGCGGTCGAGACATACCAGGAACTCGCGGCGGTTGGCGAACTCGCCGCGATCTCTCAGGGGGAAATGGATTCGGCGCTGGGTGCATTTAATAAGCGCTTAGGAGAGGCGCAAGTCGGTACGGGTGCGCTGACCACGCATCTGCGGAAGTACGATGCGGGAATGTTGGACTCGCTCAAAGCGACCAACAGCACGGAGGAAGCGTTAGAGCTATTCCTGAAAACTCTTGCGAACGTAAAAGATCCTGCCGAACGGGCGGCGCTGGCCGCTGCGGCCTTCGGCCGGACAGTGGGCATCAAGGTGGCGAATCTGGTCAAGGATGGCGAGGTGGCGTTTAACGACCTCCGAGGGGAGATACGCGAGGTTGTTACGATCATGACGGAAGATCAGGTGCGCGCGTCGGAAGCGGCGAACGACGCAATGACTAAACTCACCAAGGCCATCGGCAACCTAATCACCGGAGCACTGGCAAAGCTCGCACCGGCCATCGAGAGGGTTGCAAACTTCCTCACACAGCAACTCGCACCCGCGCTCGATATTGTTATTGAGGCAATGGATTCCGCGTGGAGGGTAGCTAATGACCTAGCGGATGGATTGTCGATACTGGTTGGCGGCGCGACCGGTGCGGAAATCGCCATACGGAACTACGCCACGCAGGTTGCTATAGCAACAACGAAAACAGGGGAGTGGGTGGACTCGTTAGTGCGGGCGAAGCAAGGGCTGGAAAGCCTGAACGCCGCAGAAGCGCAGCGTCAGATCGGGTTCTATACGCGGGCATTGCGCGAGAACGACGCGCAGCAGAAACGGGTTAGCATAGAAATAGAGAGGCTGACCGGCATCCTGAAGGATCAGGGCGACGCGGGGTACGGGCGGCTACGGCAAAAGCTGGCAGCCTATGAGGCCGAGCTAAGGGCGCTGCAAAGTGAACAGGAGCTATACACGCGAATCGTATCTGATACAACCGCTGAACTCGAAACCAATACAGCAGCGGTTGTAGCGGCGACGGGGGAACTCGACAAGCACGCCGCGGCCATCGCAGTGTTGACGCAGAACGAGGCATATCTCGGCGGCGTCATTATGCCGAAAAAGACGGACGCGCTGCGTAAGCAAACGCAAGCGGTTATCGATGATCGCACCGAGGCCGAGAAATGGGCGGATGCGATTCAGACCGATTCGGAACGCGCTGAGGAATATGCCGACCGCGTTGACGCGCTGACGCAACGGTTCAAGGATAATGAAATAGGTTCCAAACAGTTGCAGCGCGAGTTGCGCGAACTCGCGGATGCGTACAAGGACGTCGACAAGGCGATTGCCGAAGCAACCATCACAACCGAGAAGCACGTCGACCAGCAGAAACGAGAACAGGCAGAGGCGCGTAAGGCAACAAAGACCATCGAGGGATACACCGAAGCGCACGAAGAGAAGAACCGTAGCGAAGAATCGCAGATCGAAAATATGGTTGATCTGATCGATAAATATGTGAAGACCGACACGCTACTCGGGAAGGTCATCGAACGGTATCGCCAGATCAAAGAGGTGCTTGAGGATCTCGGCGAACTCAAGGATATTGAAATACCGATTCCTGGGGTTCCGGGTGGCGGTGGTGGCGGCGGGGGTTCCGACATTACCGACACGATCAGCAAAATCAAGACGGCGTATGAGATTTACGGGCAAGTCGCTGGCGAGGGGTTCGGCGTCGGGCTTGGTAAAATCGCTGCAGGTGGCGCAATCTACGCACCGCTGATCGTTGGAATCGCCACGACGATCCGGATACTTGGCGAAAAGGAAGGGCCGCAGATCGATGAAATATTGCGCACGACTTGGGCTAATATCGTCGGCCGAGTCGATTTTTCCGAGCCGATGACCGGCGCGTTCGATGAACTAGAGCAAACGCTATCACGGTACGAGTTCTTCCGGGGGACGGCTGAGGAAATCGAAGCACTGCGCGAACAGGCCGTCGCCTTGGGCAGTGACATAGCCGTAATCACTGTAGGGTATGACGAATTTGGAAATGAAATAGTCGGCGTCACTGGTGCATTACAACGCGCGGGTAAGGAATTCGGCGCGACAGCGACCCGGGTGGTCGAGGTCAATGGCGAGTTTAGGGTTTTGTCTGTATCTGCTGACAACGCAACGCAAGCCACGCAGCGACTTGACCAACAGACTCGGGCACTTGCCGATGGCGTTGTGACGGCGAAGGAAGTCGCTTCTATATATGGGGTTACTCTACAAACGGCGCAGGGAATCCTTGACGGAACGTCGTCTGCAACGAACGCGCTCGGGGGCGAAAGTCAGCGCATGGGGGGAATATTTGATAGTACCGCAGATCAGATCCGGGCATTTGCCGGGATACTGAGCGATGAAACCAATCCCGGAATGGAGGAAGGCGAGCGCTTTGCGGCTGCTTTTGGCGATGCGTTGAACGGCCTTCCCCGAGATATTCAGATCAACGTAAATACCAACTACACGACAACCGGCGAAAAACCCGGTGACCTTCCCGGGGGACCGTCAGATCCAACTGAGGGATTTTCGGGCGGTTCCTCGAACACCCTCCTCGAAGCATTACTCTATCAAGTCGAGCTATTGCGCGGTGACGTTCGCAATGTCAGCGGCACCGTTGCAGCGTATTCCTGATGGCGCAACGCCTTGTATACCTGAAACTGAATTGTCGGCACGTCGGGACGGGCGCGGCCGTTTTCGGGTTCGCTAATTGGCCGGTGACGGTCGGTAGTGACGACTATCAGCCGGGGCTCGACCCAAGCATCAACGTCGTTCGCACCCTCCCGCGCAATCGAGAGCAGCATGATTCGCTGCAACTGGTTGAGGCTGAATTTCAGCGTAATCACACCGGGAAGGTATTTTCACAGGCCGGAACGGAGTTCGATTTTGATGATCTGATAGACCCGCACACGCTATCGTTCAAGGGATTCGCTGCCGAGGTCTGGGTAGGAGATTACAATGGGACCGCGGCGCCGACGAACACGAAGCAAAAGATGGGCGGGCGGATCATCGATTTCCAGTCGGCGGGGCTAACGCGGGTTCGGGTGACGATCGAACCTGGCGTAGTGGATCTTGATGTCCCGTTTGAGGAAACGACGTACTCGTCGCCCGCGAATACGGATTTAACAGGCACGGTAGTTCAGAGAACATTCGGGCAAATCTTTAACTGTCCGGCCGTCCGAACAACAATCGCCTCCGATACAACTCCGACATGGCAATTTAATGGTGGTAATGGTGTTACCGATTCCGTTATATCCGGGGCTTGGCGAATCGATGGGATGGATTCAAGCGCTTATCCTACTCGCCCAACGCCCGGCGGCACGCATACCATCAGTGAGAACGCATCAGCGGGCGAGTTCACCCTTACATCGGCCACGATGGTCCGGGAAAGCTATGAAGGAGTAGAGATTTCTGCATTCCATTCCGGCGATGATGTGGGCGGTGCCAGCAATCCGACGCTACGCGAAACGATCATCAAGTACATCCTGGAAACGGAAGGGCCGCTAACATCATCCGACTGGTCCGAGTCCTCGATGACGACGGCATGTACCAACAATGTCGTCGGGTTCGTGGTCAACGACTACATGACTATCGTTGAGATACTGGAAACCCTGCTAGAGCCGCAGGTTGTTTTCTTCCCGGACCTCGCGGGGGTATGGCAATTCTTCCGCTATCCCGCAGACGTGTCCGGGGAGACATCTGTTTACGACATCGGCACTGCCAATCTGGTCAGGGAACCGTCAGTCCGAACCGATGACCTGGAGCCTGCCGCGACCATATTGTATGAACAACAGCGGCAGTGGGCTGGCGGGCGAGAACTTACCGGGCGCGGGCGCAAGCGGATAAAGAAGGTAACGAAGCGTTACGAGAAGCGGCTGCGTCGATATGATAAGAACACCAAAAAGAAGTACCGTAAATGGAAACTACGGCAGAATATCATCTCAAAGAACCCGAACGAACCGATAGGGCAAAACCCTGATCCGTTCGTGCCGCCGGAGCCGCCATCCGAGCCCGATTGGCAGAAGATCATAGACAAGCACTCCATCGATTTACCTCTTACGACATGGGACGTGTCGACCGATGCCACCATTTTGACCAATTACCCGGATGCCATCGAAGAACAGTGGGAAACATACGTCACCGATACGGCGGACGCCGGCGCGGAAGGGGATAATACACTGGCATGGCGTAAGGTGCCGCGACAGATATTCACGATCCCGGTCAGTCAGCGGACGTTCTCGGAGGGATATTTGGATCTGGACATCGGGGACATTTTCACGCTGACCTTCCCACGCTTCGGTTGTGACGCGGGCAAAAAAATGGTGTGCATCTCGATAGATGAGAACGTAGGCGCTGACCTTGCAGTGGTCGAGGGGTGGGTGTGAATATATTTGATCTCTCAGCGGCGTTGCAGAATCTATATCCCGGCGTGGCGATTGCGACAATGTACAGTTTGCCGGACAAATCCGATGGCGAAATCAATCCGGCGAAGTGGCCTGTTGAACTCGGCGCGATTCCCGATCAGGCAACGCTCGACGCGGCGCTGGTATCGAGCAAACGGGCCGGGGCAATTCAGCGGTTGCGTAAAGAGGCGGTACGCCGATTCGAGGAAGGCAAACGAAACGACGTATTATTGGCGCGGTACTCGAAGAAATTGCGTCAGGCCATAACGCGCGTTGTTGTGCTAACTGATAATGCCACCGACCCGGCGTTACTATCGCTCGCGTCCGATCTTGATGCGCTGGAGTCGAAATGGCAAGGCGAGACATTGATTGAGGCAGAGATAGTGGCGGCACCTGATCCGGATGTTTACGACGACGAAACGATAGCGGCCTCGCCGCATTGGGGGACGTGATGCGGATGCTTTGGGATACGTTGCTAGATGACGAAATCAACACGGTGTCGATGCAAAGATCGAATGGTGGGGTAGTGGTAAGGGACGCATCTGCTGTATTGGACACGAATGTTCGTGTGGTTTATGTTGAGCAAGGGACTGCTGTTTTCGCTCACAGCATGTTTCTTGATCCAAAGGCTGTTGGAACAGCAAGCTCGACAGTAGCCATGTCGGATTTTGACGCGCTGGTATTGTATAACTGGCATAAACAGAATGCCGCTGGAACGTATACGGCAAATAAAATTGTGCTTACTGGTGACGGCGTTCAATGCTCGGTTACGGAGCCGTCCTCTGGCACGTACAGAATAAATTATAGCGCGCATCCCTTTTCTGCCGGTGACGTAGTTCGCATCATGGGCGATACGACGCCAGCGCAATTCCCATCGATTAGTAACTTTTTTCATATCACAGCGATTTTCGACGCAAACAATTTTGATGTTTTAGATACTGCGTCTTTGACTCGCCCGACGTTCGTGCGCGTTCATGGAGAAGGCACCGACCTAGCTTTCACGGCGTTTATATCTGGTGGTGTGGTTCCGGTGGTGGAGACAGGGCTAATACAGTATGAGGAAGAATACTTTACGACTGTATCGGGCGCACACGGTATACAAATACTCACCGCAACTGGTAGCGGCGAATACACGATAGGCCGTATCAAGATCGGCGAATACACCGAGATCGCCCTACCGCGATATTCCCGATCGCCTCTGAATGTAACATGGGTGGACAGTAGCTCGACGACGCGACTGTGGGACGGCGGTATTGTGTCAGACGATCGAACCTCTCACCGTCAGTTGGACATGACGTTCCTCGATCTGACAGACGCCGACGCTACCAAGCTGCGAACTATGACGCGTGACATCGGCCGGCGCAATGACGTATTCGTGGACGTGTACCCGACCGAATCAGACGACCGGGCGACAGAGCATCGGTTACTCGGGCGCGTGATGCGCTGGGACGGGCCGAGCGCGTGGCGTGAGGAATTGAAGAATGGGACCGTAATCCCGCATAATCGATTCAGTTGCACCATTGAGGAGTCTGTTTAACGAACAATTAATAACAAAAGTGGGGTTTCTCACAGATTGCTGGTCTGGGGTGTGATATGTGGGAACTTTATATCGTGCTCCGTGGGTGAGCAAAGGATAAGGCAATGCCTGTTATGTCTGAAGAACAAAAAGAGCGGTATGTTGCGTCAAAAGAACCGTTTAACGGTCCTGACCGCGAGCTATTGGCGCGGCTCGATGAGCGGATGGATTTTGTCTTGAAACAAATGCCGGCAATGATCCATAAACCGGAATTCGATGCGCTGAGGGCGGAGATCGAGGGCTTGATTAAAGTCATCAAGGAAGATATGAAAACTAAAGTATCGAAGTCGGATTTCGCGCCGGTTCGGGGGGTTGTGTATAGTATTGTCGGGTCGATCGGACTGGGTGTGATATTTTCGTGGCTGTGGGTGGTGTTGATACACCCGTCCCCCTGAAATAAGGAGTGACTATGAAGTATGTTTTGGTTGGATCGTTGGTCGTGGTTCTCGCCGGGTGCGGCGGCGTCGGCGGATTGAACCCGGATCAGATGGCCGCGTGTTCAGATGCGTGGTCGGTGTGCATGAGCCATCGCACGGAGGGCGCAGAATATAGGGGCGGCGAGTTCAATGTGCTACCCGACGAGATCCCCTATGACATCCCGATCGGGGTGGATATTGGTGAGATCGTGCGTTCCGCGATGCAGGTGGCCCGCGATGCTAACCAGCAGTGCGTATTGATCCTGACCGAGCACACGTGCGAAATGCGGGTCGAGTAGGTGAAAAATCACCGGGCGTCGTTTCTGCTCGACGGGGCGAATACCCGCGTCATGAATACGCTGTCGCACAAGCACAGCAAGTCATCGAGGCAACGGATATGGGCACGTTGCAGGCGCAACGGCGACAACGCGATCTATCTGTACGCAAGCAACGTCGGCGACGACAAGCGCTATCCGGTCAATACAAAGCTATCGCTCGCCGTCGTGCGGACCTGGGTGCCGCTCTTGAAGCAACTCAACGCGATGGGGTTGAGGCCGATCATCTGGTTCTTTGCCGACGACTCGAAGTCGATTTCGACCCTGCCGACCGCGAGGTTGACGAACTACGTCCGACAGACGATCTCGATTATTGATCCCTACGTGATCGGGTACGTGCCGGCGCTGGAAGCGAACGAGCACATGGGATTTGCCAAGACCAAGGCGATTTCCAACGCGATCCGGGCGTCGGGCTCCAAGCCGATCGGGATACACACGACCCGCGATCTTGAGAAGAATCCGAAACAGCTCCGGGCCTGGGCGTCGTTGGGTCAAGAGTGGTTTCACCAGTACGGATTCGACCAGAAGCCCGCTCAGATCGCCGCTGAGAGCCGCCAGGTGCGCCAGTTGCTCGGGCGTCCGTTCGTCGCCGCCGAGTATCACAAGAGCGCCACGACAGCGGGCGCGCGGGCGCTAGGCGACGCTGCGTTGTCTGGTGGGGCTCATAGTACCGGGAATGGCGCGAATCGGGGTGGCGGGCCTGTGAAGCCGACTCCCGGGCCTTCTCCGGCACCACGCCCGACCCCAGGGCCAGCACCGGGCCGAAAACCACGCCTCGGCAAGGTTGCGACCGTCAAGCGTCTGCGTGAGATCCGGCACCGGGCGCCGATTGCTATCGACGCGGCGATAATCTACATTCAGGGCGGCGCCGGTACTGTCCCGACGCGCCCCGGCCCGACTCCGACTCGACCGCCACGCAAGGGAGGTAGCGACAAGTGAATATGACGAAAACGAATTGGTTTTGTTGTACTTTGCAATGCCCGGAGTGCGGATGTTGTTGCAAGCATCCATGTGACCATCGGACCCGGACGATCACAATAGCCGCGAATACTTTTACAGCCTCGAATACTTTTACTGTTCCGAACAATCACAACATTTCTGGCACATCAAATGAGTTCGTTTATGTGCTGGAGATCGGCAGCGCCCAATGAACGAGGCGGTGATCCCGGTTGCCGTGATCGGGTTCGGGTGGGCAGATACGTGGAAGGGGATACATAGCGGGCAGAGAATGTTCCGCCGTGACCATGTGCCCGCTTGCTTTCCCATCGTCGAGCCACAACACGCCAGAATGATTATTCGCAAACTGGACCGCTGGCAAGTGATCCGGTTCATCGACGAGCGAGGCCGTGGGACTCCGGGCGAAGTGGCCGTGATGAACAAGCATCGTCCGGGGTGGTGGCATGAGCTGATGCATTTAATGCTTGGCAACGACCCGCGCTGGAATGACCATCAAAGCCGAGAAAAAGTTAAGTGGGCGCTGATGGGGGAAACCATTATGGGCGTGACGCCTTTGTGGCGGCGCATGATGCGACTGAGCAAGGTGGACCGAGCAGTATTGGCGCAACGGTTACCGACTATTTGCTGGGGGGGGGAATGAGCTACAGCCTATTCATTCTGA